TCCGCAGCCGCGCCGACATGGCGGCGGTGATCGCGCATTTCCATGTCGTGAAAGGCCGCGCCTATTCGTTCCGCTTCAAGGACTGGAACGATTTCGACGCTGCCGATCAAGCGATGGTGCAGATCACGCCAACTGTCTGGCAGATCGTCAAACGCTACAACCGCTCGGGCTATGAGCACGTCCGCACGATCACCAAGCCGGTTGCCGGATCGGTCTCGGTGAAGATCGCCGGAAGCCCGGTTACGCCCGCCGCCATTGATACACAGACGGGCCGGATCACCTTCGCCTCCGCGCCGGGCTCTGCGCCGACCGCCTCGTTCCAGTTCGACGTTCCCGTCCGCTTCGACACCGATAGCCTGCCGGTTCAGGCGAACGCCTGGGACTTGCAGATCGTCAACAATATCGACCTCGTGGAAGTCCTCGAATGAAAACTCTCCCTCCCGCGCTCGCAACCCACGTTGCGGGCGGGCTCACGACGCTGTGCCGTTGCTGGCGGGTGGACCGACGCGATGGAGTGGTGATGGGCTTTACAGATTTCGACCGCGATCTCGTCTTCGATGCCGTCACCTACAAGGCGGCGTCGGGGTTCACCGCGACGGCAATTGAGGGCCAGCTTGGATTGGCGGTCTCGAACCTCGATGTGCAAGGCGCGCTGTCGTCTGACGCGCTCACCGAGGACGATCTGCACGGCGGGCGCTACGACGACGCCGCCGTCACGATCTATCTGGTGAACTGGGCGGACGTGGCGCAGCGCGTGATTCTGCGCGCCGGAAATCTCGGACAGGTCGCGCGCGGCAAGCTCGCCTTCTCCGCCGAATTGCGTGGCCTCGCTGCCAAGCTCGATCAACCGGCAGGCCGCATCTTCCAGCGCTCCTGCGCCTGGGATTTGGGCGACGCGCGTTGCGGGATCGATCTCAACGCGGCGGGGCGCAATGGCACCGGGGCGGTGACGCAGGTTATCGATGCTTTCGAATTCCTCGCCTCCGGCCTTTCCGGCGTCGCGTCAGGCGTGCTCACGCACGGCAAACTGGTCTGGACCTCCGGCGTGAACAACGGCCTCGCAGTCGAGATCAAGGCGCACTCTTCAAGCGCCGGCGTCTCACGGATCGCGATTGCCCTGCCGATGGGCGCGCCGGTTGTGGTCGGCGACACGTTCAGCGCCACAGCGGGTTGTGACCGCACGTTTGCCACCTGCCGGGATCGCTTCGCCAACACGGTCAACTTCGGCGGCTTCCCACACATGCCGGGCACCGACTTCGCGATGTCCTATCCGAACCAGGGCGCCGGGAACGACGGCGGCAAGACCGCATGACAATCCGCGACAAGATCATCGCCGAGGCGCGCTCATGGATTGGCACGCCCTATCACCATCAGGCGGCGCTCAAGGGCGTCGGCTGCGATTGCCTGGGCCTCGTGCGTGGCGTCTGGCGCGCGGTTTATGGCGCCGATCCCGAACATCCGCCCGCCTATTCGCGCGATTGGGCCGAGACGCTGCGCGAGGAAACGCTCGCTGATGCCGCCGGCCGCCACATGATCCCGATGGCGCTAGATGCGTTCGATCCCGGCGATCTCCTGCTCTTCGCCGTCAACGACAACGCGCCCGCCAAGCATTGCTCGATCCTCGTCGCGCCCGATCGCATGATCCACGCCATCGAATCTCATCCGGTTGCGGAAGTTTCGCTCGTGCCGTGGTGGCGCAATCGCCTGCGCTTCGTTTTCCGCTTTCCCGAGATCTGATCCGGACTTGATCCTCAAATGGCCGTTCTGCTTCTCACCGCCGCAGCCTCCGCGCTGACGGCGGGCGCCTCTGCGTTTGTCCAGATCGCGGCTGCGGCGGCGGCAACCGCTGTCGGCAGCTTCATCGACAACCGGCTGTTCGGCCCGTCGATGGGCAACACCACGCAGGAAGGGCCGCGCCTCGACAGCTTGCAGGTTCAGGCATCAACCGAGGGCGCGGCGATCCCCGAGATCGCCGGCCGGGTGCGGATCGCGGGCCAGATCATCTGGGCGACCAAGTTCAAGGAGGTGGCGACGACGACCACGCAGCGCTCAGGCGGCGGCAAGGGTGGCGGTGGCGGCGGCGGATCAGTCACGTCCACCACCTATTCCTATTTCGCGAACTTCGCAGTCGGGCTCTGCGAGGGGACGATCGACCGGATCGGCCGAATCTGGGCCGATGGCAAGCCGCTTTCGCTCGCCGGCATCACCATGCGGGTCTATCGCGGCACGACGAGCCAGTCGCCCGATCCGCTGATCGAAGGCGTCGAGGGCACCGGCAACGCGCCCGCCTATCGCGGCACCGCCTATGTGGTGTTCGACAATCTCGCGCTCGAAAAGTTCGGCAATCGCCTGCCGCAGCTGACCTTCGAAGTCTACCGGCGCGTGTCTTCCACGGCGGGCGACAGCCTTGAGACCATCGTGCGCTCCGTGACCATGATCCCCGGCGCAGGCGAGCGTACCTATGACACCAAGGTCCAGAAGCGCGATCTCGGCGGCGGCTCGACCACGCCCGAGAACGACAGCGCCGGGCGCTCGACCTCCGACTGGTCGGTGGCGCTCGACGACCTGAAAGCCTCTCTGCCCAGCGTGGATACGGTGTTTCTGGTGGTCGGCTGGTTTGGGGATGATCTGCGCTGTGGCTCCTGCACGATCCGCCCGAAGGTCGAAGTCGCGAACAAGATAACGACGCCCGATGCCTGGATGGTGCACGGCCTTGCGCGATCCGGCGCACTCGTGATGTCGCTCAGCTCGGGCAAGCCCGCCTATGGCGGCACGCCGTCGGACGATACGGTCGTGCGCGCAATCCGCGATCTGAAATCCCGCGGCTATGCCGTCGTCTTTTATCCGTTCGTGTTCATGGACGTGCCCGCTGGCAATGCTCTACCGAACCCGTATGGCGGCACCGGCCAGCCTGCCTATCCCTGGCGCGGGCGGATCACTTGCCATCCCGCCGCTGGCCAATCCGGCACGGTGGACAAGACGGCGACGGCGGGCACGCAGGTTGCGGCCTTCTTTGGCGCCTGTCTCGCCTCACACATCTCGGTATCGGTCAACACGAGCACCGATGCGGTGACGACCAGCTATTCCGGTCCGGTCGAATGGGGCTTGCGCCGGTTCATCCTGCACTACGCCAAGCTCTGCGCGGCGGTGAACGCGATCGATGCCGGAGCCATCGATGCTTTCCTGATCGGATCGGAATTCCGCGCGCTCTGCTCGGTGCGCGACAGTGCCACGAACTTCCCGGCAGTGGCGCGGCTCAAGACCCTCGCCGCTGACGTGAAGGGCATTCTCGGCGGCGGCGTGAAAGTGAGCTACGCCGCCGATTGGTCGGACTACAACGGCTATAGGCCCGCCGACGGTTCGAACGATGTCTTCTTCCACCTCGATCCGCTCTGGGCCGACAGCAACGTCGATTTCGTCGGCATCGACTGGTATGCGCCGCTCGCCGATTGGCGCGATGGCACCGGTCATCTCGACCGGATTGCGGGCGCGCCCTCGATCTATGATCGCGCCTATCTGCAATCGAACATCGAAGGCGGCGAGTTCTTCAGCTGGTTCTATGCGAGCGACACCGCCCGCAATAACCAGACGCGCACCACCATCACCGACGGCGCCTATGGCAAGCCCTGGGTGTTCCGCTCAAAGGATCTGCGGAACTGGTGGCTAAACCGGCACTACGACCGCCCGGGTGGCGTCGAAAGCGGATCGCCAACGGCATGGCTCGCGCAGATGAAGCCGATCTGGTTCTGCGAGTTCGGCGTGCCCTCGGCCGACAAGGGCGCGAACCAGCCCAACGTCTTCTATGATCCGAAATCGTCCGAGAGCTTCCTGCCCTACTTCTCGAAGGGCACGCGCGACGATCTGATCCAGCGCCGGGCGCTCGAAGCGGTCCTCGCCTATTGGGCGCCTTCAGGCGCCAATAACCCGACTTCTGGCGTCTACAGCGGCCGGATGATCGAGGCCTTCGGCATCTGGACATGGGACGCACGGCCCTATCCCGCCTGGCCGGGACGCGCCGATCTCTGGTCGGACGGCGATCTCTATCCGCTCGGCCATTGGCTGAACGGCAAGGTCGGTCTCGCCGATCTGGCGGCGCTCGTCGCCGAACGCTGCCGACGCGTCGGCTTTACCGCTTACGATGTGTCGGCGCTGGTCGGCGTCGTCACCGGATATCTGCGAGACCGGCCCATGAGCCCGCGCGCCGAGATCGAAGCGTTGGCCTCCGCCTATTCCTTTGATGCGGTCGAAACCGATGGCGTGATCCGCTTCGTGCCGCGCGGACGCTCCTCGGTCGCGACGCTGACCTTGCCGGAACTCGCCGTGCCTGATCAGGGCGAAGAGATCACGCTGACGCGCGGCCAGGAAACCGAACTGCCGAACGAGGTGGCGGTCGGCTTCACCGATGCCGTGGACGAATACAAATCCGGCGCAGTCTCGGCGACGCGGCTTGCCGGCTATTCCGAGCGG